CGATTTCCATGATAGCATCACGGTTCTTTTGAATTTCTTTTTCTAAGTCTTGACGTAGTTTTTCACGGGCTAATTCAGCACCACTGTTGCTGGCTTGCTTGTTGTCTGTGGTTACTACTAGACTTACCTTCTGATTGAGAATAGTTACATCGTGCGATATCGCTCCTAACGCACTGATCAAATATCCTGTTGAACCAATTAGTAGTGGCAATAGGGCAAACAATAGTTTCTCTATACATGCACCCTTTTGACTTTCTTTGTTTTCATCTGCCATGTTATTCTCCTTATTGTTATTATTGTTATTACCAACCATCGCCAAAACCACCTATATCTCCCATAGGATTACCATTGGAAATAATAGTTGAGTCGTTAAAAATTCCATTAATTAAATTTACTGCTCGGTTTATTGTAGAACCAGTAGTAAAGTTCTGGGTATCTCCCTGAAGATTTAATTCAGATCTATTAACATAAGCACTCTGTGGAACTAAAGGTTTGCTAGTTACTTCAGCATCCCAATATTTGTACATCATACTTACAGTAACTTTCATAATATCTTTTTGATCATATCCAATTTGAACTGCACTAACAGTTTTAGGATATGCTTCATACATTTTGACTATATACATAGCATCGTCATTCATGTTCTCAACCCAGATTGTCATTTCTGGACTAATGTAGTTTTTATAATAATTGAAGTTTCTTGTATTTCCCTGTTGAATACTTTTAATCCACTGGTCAAAAATACCTTTAACAATCATATCTCCATCAACATAAAAACTAAATTGAAGAGGATCATAGTTAAACTCATAAGGCATTTCGCGAACTTCACCGAATGTTCTAATTTGAGTAGTATTAACATTCAATCCAGGAAGTGATGCTGAGTCACAAAACAAATGCATTCTCTGAAAATCATACTCGCTGTAAGTACCGATCGATCTAATTGTTTGCGGAAGAGCCATCTCAATGCTATATCGGTTGGCTTTCGCCATACCAGAACTCTTGTGAATCTCTCCGATGAAATCTGCTATGTTGCTCATGAAGTTGCCTGTGCGATAGAATCTTTCCAAACACGTTCTTTATTAGATTTAACAAAGCGTTCAACAGGAAGCAACATTGCAGTTGCCCAATCAGCCGAATCGACTTTCTTAAATGGAGACTTCACGTGGTCGGTCAAGTAATGTTTGATACATGGTTCAGCTGCTTTGTATTTTGATACACCAGAGATGAGTGACCATGAGTATTTTAATCGTGTAGTTCCATCCATCTTATCATTGTTCTTGAATGTCATTAGACGATCAAGCAGTTGGATTCTAAGTGGGTATGGAAGATAATGCATATTCAATCCCATAAAACCTCCAGGGATTGATGCGTACGGAAACACTAAAGGGAATCTATCATAGTACGGTAAAGTTGCTTTCAACTTTGGATCGTAGAAGAACATGTATAAATTACCAGGAATAATTCTAGCCTTTAGGTTAGTAGTATCCCTCATTATTCGGTTTGGTGTTATCCCTTGCTTATTTAAAAGCAATACCTGTTGGGCATACCATGCGCGAGACTTCTTCACCGAAGTTTTGAGGTCGTATTTATTACGCTCAAAAACATCGAGCATGGATGGATTTTTAGATGTAGTAGCCATATTACTTATTTAGGTCATTTAAGACCAAGTTCATGCTCAGTTATTATCTTAAATTCCCAGCCACGATCCTTTGAATACTCGGTGGCAGCCTTCCATTTTGCTTGATTCTTTATAAAGGCAAGAGACTCTGTCAGGTATCTCTGGGTTTGTTTTCCAGGATAGACTGGGGGTTGGGTTTGAGAAGCTGGTTTTACCTCGATCAAGAAGGTTTTAAGTAAACCATCTTTGTTCCTAATTTGTATTTGGAAGTCTACGAAATAACGATGAATCTTATCATCAGTTGGGCAACGATACGGTATTATTGTTTCTTCTGATTTCCATTTAACGACTGATGGATTCTTGTCACACCATGAGGCAAACCTAGTCTCCCAGGAACTTCTCATAATTATACAAGTTGGATCCCCAGAGTATTTTTCTGGAAAAACAGGCACAAATCTTCTTTTATGGAACATAAATATTATAAGGAATAAATAACCACTTTTATTTAGACTACTGCTCGTAACCTAAATAATGATATAGCCAACTAAAAGAGAAACCAATGGCACTACAAAACCTTACACCTGCAAATCGTTTATATGCAGCCACATCTTTTGAGGCTGGAAAATACGACATTCAAAGCACTCAGTACCCTGATGATCTTTATAGTAACACTCGTGAATATGGTGGAAACTACGCTTTATTCTATATTAATATTGTTCAAGAATCTAAACTTAACACACAATATAGCCAAACTACTTTAGTTGACGACGTACCAGTGGGTTTACGAGGAGATCTCGTGGGTCTTAATTTAAGTAAGAATGAATCAATTAGCGCATCTGCATTAGCTGGATTTTTTGGTGGTGCTCTTGCTGGTGGAGCATTAAATGTTGGTTCTATTAAAACTGGAATTAAGGCTGGTGCTGCTGGCGCAGTTTATGGTTCTTTAGCAACCCAAGCAATACCACTATCAACTAATGCTGAGACGTTGTCTCGTAGTCAACAGAAACGAACAAAACATGCTATCGCTTTACACATCCCAAACCAGTTAAACATTAATTATAGCGTTGACTGGCAGACTGATGAAACTTTTGCCTTTCAGGCAGCTGCAGTTGCCAACAGAGAATTAGCAAAAGCTATTTCTACGGGAGCCAAGAAAAATTCCGATAAAGCAGATGAAGTCCAAACTGCTCAAATGGGTTCTATCGCACAAGCTATTGCTTTAAGAACAGCACCTGGGATTGGTGGTGCATTATCCGCTGCAACAGGAAACTCTGCTAATCCAAAGAAAGAACAAATATTTAAGAGCGTAAATTTTCGAGAGTTTACTTTAGATTATACATTCTCTCCAAGAGATGCTGCAGAAGCACAGGCTGTACGAAATATCATTTATCTATTCAAATTACATATGCACCCAGAGTACAAAGATGAGAATGGATTCATATTCGTGTATCCTTCTGAATTTGATATTACATATTATCAGGGTGGCAAAGAAAACTTAAATTTACATAGACACCCTTCTTGCGTACTAAAAGGTATGTCGGTAAACTATACACCTAATGGCGCATTTAATACGTTTGAGGATGGCATGCCAACTCAAATTAACATACAATTACAATTCTTAGAATTGGCTATCCTTACTAAAGAAACTATTCAGGCTAACTACTAATGGCTTACTTCAATAAACTTCCAGAGATGCTCTACAATTTCCAAATTGGAGATAAAGAGAGAATGGTTATCGTACGAGATATTACTGCCAACGTAAGAATTGTCAAAGCAGTTTTAGATTCAATCACGTTATATGATGAGTATGATGTTGTTGATGGCGAAACACCAGAAATTGTTTCAGAGAAAATATACGGCTCTCCAGAATACCATTGGGCAATCATGATTGCAAATCTTCGTTTCGATTATCTAAATGATTGGGTAATGCCTTACGATAGATTAGTTCAATACTGTACGGATAAGTATGGTGAAGGTGAAACTGGTAGTATTCATCACTATGAAGATGAAAATGGATATGTTGTTAATGACGACTATCCTTTGGCAACACCAATCGATAATATAACTTATGAGAGTCGTATTAATGAATCAAAACGCAGAATTAAAATTGTTTCAAAACCAATTATTCAGCAAATGGTGAATGAATTTGATACATTAATGAACCCAAATGGCATCTAATACAAGTTCCAATGTTGTAAGATTTGCTGGCGATATAAACGTCAGTAAAATCACGATCAGTTCTTTAATTACAAATAAAAAATTTAATGTAAAGAACCAGCTTTTAACTATTCAAGTTTTTGAAGACATATTTTCACCATTTATTACAGGCAATTTAATCTTTAGAGAATCAGTAGATTTTGCCAGCAATTTTCCATTCGTTGGTGAAGAAGTTGTAGATATAGAATTATTTACACCATCATTAAATGAGTCCAATCCACAAGAAGGTGTTATTAAAGGTAGATTCTATATCTACAAAATGGCAGATCGTGAAGAACTGGCAAATAGGAATACTGTTTATCAGTTACACTTTATTTCAATAGAAGCTATCACTGATCTTAATGTAAAAATCTCAAAGGGATTTAGTGGTAAGATATCTGATATCGCAAAAGAACTTCTTGCGAATGAAGGCACACTGTCTACCAAGAAAAAACTTAATATTGAAGAAACGACCAATAAAACAAAATATGTTTCTAACTTCTGGTCGCCAATTAAAAACATTAATTTTATTTTAAATACTGCGCAAAACATAAGTAAGTCGCCTACATACATTTTCTATGAAAGTAGATATGGATTTAATTTTGTTTCATTGGATACATTAAATGAGCAGTCATCGTTTCAAACATTCCAACAATATGATATTAAACAAATTCCAAATGCATCTGGTGGATCGGATAGAGATTTAAATTTAGATTATAGAAAAATATCAGATTTAAGTATTCCAGTTAGCCATGACTACATGGATAAAGTCACTTCTGGTGTATATGGATCTACACTTCTGTTTGTTGATATTGCATCTAAACAATACTTTAATTTGAAAAACTCCATGTTTGATAACTGGGGTAAAGATACTGATGAATCGCGTTTAAATCAATATCCAATTTCTTCAAGAAAAATACTATCAACTTATCGATCAACGATGTATAATGATACCATTGAAGTAGGACTATTCAGTGATTATGAAGATGTTTCAAATGCAAGAGTTCGTCAAAAACGTATCTCGAGATTAAAACAGGCTGAGGCGCATAAAATACATATTACAGTTCCTGGAAGAACTGACTATACTTGCGGTCAAGTTGTGACAGTCATCAAGTATAAAGCAGAGCCAATAGCAAAAGACAAAAGTGACTCTAAAGAAATTTTAGATGGTATCATTAGCGGAAGATATTTAATAGCTTCGATTAACCATGTAATAGATATAGAAAAACATGAGTGCCACATGACATTAATTAAAGACTCAATGATCATTGATTTGAACAGAGGTACGACAACTTATGAATAAATTTTACACAGGTTGCGTAGAAGATAGAAACGATCCATTAAAGTTGGGTCGTTGTCAAGTACGTATTGTTGGTTTACACACTGAAGACAAAACAGTACTACCAACTAAAGATTTGCCATGGGCATTTCCAGTAACACCTATTACTTCTGCTGGTATTTCAGGTATTGGAACAGCACCACTTGGACCAGTGGAAGGTTCATGGGTTCTAATTATGTTCATGGATCCAGACGAGCAGATGCCAATTATGATGGGTACTCTCGGTGGGATCACACAGATTCCAAATGCTAAAGATGATCCAGCAAGACTTCAAATCGATAAAGTTGATGCTGATGGTTATATAAACCAATCTGCTGGAGATCCAACTGCAAGTGGCGGTAATGCCGCAGAAAATCTTCAAGACGGTAAAGTATATACAGATCCAAATGATATTATTGGACCACTGGCTAAACTTATTGCTCAAGGAGAATCAGGGAATGCTGGTTATGACGCATTTAATCGTGGCAGTGGAGCACCGAAGGGCACTGGGTCAGTAGGTGGCCAGAAGTTATCAATCTCTGAGATGACAATCAAAGAGATTATGGAAAGACAGGCACTCCAACCTGGAATGCCAGACAGATTATTTGCAGTTGGTAAATATCAGTGTATTCCTACGACACTTAAAGATGCTTGTCAGAAACTTAACATCGATGTAGAACAGACTTTCTCTCCAAACATTCAAGACATTATTTGTCAAGAATATTTGGTTGCACGTAAGCGTTCACGATTGATGGCGTATTATAGAAACCCTGATAAGAATAATGAGACTTTCTTAAAAGAAGCTGGTAGGTCTCTTGCTGCTGAATTTGCATCACTTGAAGATCCAAACTTTCCTGGGTTTCCATATGGTGGCGAGCAGGGAACATATTATAAAAACAAAAATAAAGTAAAAACCAGTTGGTCAACTGTTAAAGAAACTTTAATTCAAGAATGGGAATTTAGGAATGACCCTAAAATTCCTTCACCAACTGTAACTGTAGCTGCTGGTGATAAAATTGAACAAGGTACAGACTACACTGGTGTTCAGAAATTAGTTCCCAAAGATGATTCAAAGTTATCTCCTCCAACACCTTCTGCTGGTGATAGTTTTGTAGGTGGTCTTATTGGAGCAGCACTACCTGACATTGCTGGTGGTGGGTTTGGTGATTTATTGGGTGATTTTGGAGATTTAGGCGATTTCGGTCTTGGAGATTTAGCATCACTTGGTGATTTAGAATCTCTTGGTTTAGATTTTCAAGGAATTGCTGATCTTGGTCTTGGAAGTTTAGCTGATTTGGGATTAGGAGATCTTGGTAGTCTTGGAGATCTTGGTGGGTTACTTGGAGATATGGGTCTAGGTGGACTGGCCAATCTTAATACAGATTTAATTAGTTCTGTAACTTCTTTAACAACACAGTTCTCTGAATTAACAAGTTCATTCAATTTAGATGGTCCACTTACCAATATTTTAGCCAGCACAGGTAATGGTGGGTTCAATTTAAATTCATTAGTTGGAAATGCAACAGGTTTAAATGTTAATGGTGTAGACATAAATGGTTTAGTATCAAAAGCCACTGGTATTAATGTTAATAATTTGGTAAGTCAAGCCACCAATGGTTTGAATGTTAATAATATTATCGGTCAAGCCACCAATGGTTTGAATGTTAACAATCTAATCAACCAAGCAACTAGTGGATTGAATGTTGGTGGATTTAATGTGGCCAATTTAGCCAATCAGGTAACTGGTGGCACTGGACTTAATCTTAATAATATAGTTGGAAACGTAACAAATGGTTTAACTGGCGGTACATTTAATCTCAATAATGTAGTTGGACAGTTTACTAATGGTTTGAATGTTAATAACATTATTAGTCAGTCGACTGGGTTAAATCCAAATACTCTACTTAATCAATTTGGCGGTTCAATAAATCAGATTGCATCAAACCTTGGTATTCCAAATATATCTGGTTCTGTTACTGGTCTTATTGCAAAACTTGGGTTGGTGAATCCAAATGCAAATTCATTAGTTGCAGAACTTACTAGAATTGCTGGATCATCTACTGGTCAAGCGACTTCAATATTAACTAGGTTAGAACAAGAACCAACTATTCAGCTTCCAGAAGTTATTGGTGAGACTAAACCAGACGGCACTATTAGCACAGGAAGTAACGTAGATCCAAATCTTGGATTCCAAGATCCAAATGGTCAGTATCCAAGATATAAGAATGAGCAAGATACAAATCGTTTGGCTCATGGTAACAATCTTGGAAGAACAATTGTCATGGAGAAAGAAGCTGCGCAGAAATTAGATGTGCGCATTGCTAATGGTGGTACATGGGATCAATCACCAATTCCTTATAATGCAGTATATCCAAACAATAAAGTTACTCAAACCGAATCTGGACATGTAGTTGAATTTGATGATACTCCAGGTTCAGAACGTATTCACTTCTATCATAGATCTGGTTCGTTTACAGAAACTGATGCTAATGGCACACGAGTTAATCGAATAGTTGGTGATGGATACGAAATTCTAGAACGTAATGGTTACGTTTACGTCAAAGGTGCATTGAATGTATCTGTTGATGGAGCATTAAATCTTCGTACAGATAACATTTTTAACTTAGAAGTCTCTGGTGCTGCAAACATTAATATTTACAACGATGCTAATGTTAATGTTAGTGGTAACACTAATATGGCTGTTGGTGGAACATTCAATCTAAAAGCCAACAAAATTAATATGGAGTCAGAAGGTCAATTTAATATTAAAGCTGGAACTGGTTTAAATATGCAATCTGGTAAAGATATGAATATCTATTCTGAAGGATCTGTATTCGTTGAAGCCGACAGTGATATTCATAATAAAGCAACTGGTGGTATATTTACTGAAAGCGATGAAGATATAAATGTTAAGTCTGGTGGGTTGATTAACCTTGATAGCGATTCAAGTACTAATATTAGTTCTGGAATGAAGGTTAACGTACAAGCAACTACTAACTTGAACTTAAAAGCAAATGTATATGCTACATTGAGTTCATTGGCTGCTGTTGATATTAAAGCCACTGGTTTGGTTAATATTGATGGTACACTTATTAACTTGAATAATGGTATTGCTACTGGCGCTGGTTCAGCCACTGCAGGTAGAGGTGCTAAGCCAGCTGGATATGCTGGACAGGCAGATATTGAAATTCCAATTGAAACTCGTGGAACTTCTGGTGTTGTTTCATTACCACAATTAAGTGTTCCTACCCGTGGATCAGAAACTGCATTCGAAACTAATGATAAGAGTGTTGGACGTGATGATCTTGCAACTTATCGTGCAAATAGAATAGCAAAGAATGAAACATCTGCAGTTGATATTACATCAGATACTTTCGCTAAAGATGTTGCTAAACCATCTGGAACTTCTTCTGGTGCAGTAATTGTTAATGTTTCAACTATTAAGAATATGTCTCCAGATGCATTTAATGCAGGTATGAGATTATCAAAGAATTGGACACTCGGTGAGTTGACTAAAGGTGGAACTAGAATTCCAAAGATGACTTATATTGTTCCTTCCTCTAAAGGTGGACCAAGAGATACTAGCCTTACTCCGCAAGATATTGTTGCTAACTTAAAAATCTTGTGTGATAATATTCTTGAACCAATTACTGAAGAGTATGGTAAGAATTCATTCACTATTACTAGTTGCTTCAGAAGATGTTCCAATGGACCAAATGATCCAGGAGATCTAGGATTGCGAGATTCAAGTGGGAACTTTATTCCAGAGCATGGTGATCATGTGAAGGGAAGTGCTGTTGATATTACGTTCAAAGAAGGTAAGGCTAAAACTTATTCTGTATGTAAAGAATTACCAACTGTATTGACAAGTTGGAATCAGTTGATCATGGAATATGACAGAGGTGGTTCAGCTTATTGGATCCATGCTTCTATCAAACAGAATGGAAATAATGGCCACTGCTTCAGTATGAATAATCATAAGATGTGTGTGGCTTCTGTCAACTCAGGATTTGTGTTAGTATAAAATGGCACTAAAAATAACTCAGTCTAATCTTGTTGGGTTTGAGGTAATCCCAGGAGACGAACTAGATGTAATTAGAGCAGGAACTGGTGGAGAGGATGGCTCTGGTGGTACAATACCTCAGACTTATTTACCAACAGTTTACGAATCAATGCCGTATTCTATTGATTTAACATTCGAGGGATTATATGCAACACCAACTGAACCACCAACTTATACAACTTTACCAGCAACTCTGGTAACTACTACCTTTAATTGGGCTTCTGTTGGATTAATATACACACCATTAACTGTTAATAGTATTAGGATATCTGGTGCATCATCTTACGACTTCAATACTCAATATTATAATTT